TCAACCTCCACACCACGCGAGATTATGAGAGTTCTCAAGCTGTTCGCCGTCCATGACAACGCGGCCAACGCGTTTTCACAGCCCCATTCTTACCAGACGACCGCGATGGCCATTCGCGGTTTCGGCCAAGCGTGTCAGGACCCCGACACGATGTTCAACCGGCACCCTTCGGACTACACCCTGTTCGAGATCGGAGAATTCTCCGACGAGACCGGTACGATCACCCCGTGCACTCCACACGCCGTTTCCAAGGCGCTGGACCACGTGGCTTCCTCCTCTGAGCTCAAGGCGGTGAATGATGGCTAAGTCCTATCCGGGCGGGCGCGGCAGCGACATCATGCCCATGCCCCGCCCAGGCAACCGTTTCTCAGAGGTACCGAAAGCCGACATCCCGCGTTCGGCTATCGACCGCACGCACCAGCACAAGACGACGTTCGACGCTGGTTATCTCATTCCGTTCTACGTCGACGAGGTTCTCCCCGGCGACACCTTTAACTGCAAGGTTACGGCGTTCGCGCGCCTCTCCACACCGATCTATCCGGTGATGGACAACATTCACCTCGAGACGTTCTTTTTCTTCGTCCCGAATCGCCTTCTCTGGACCAACTGGGAGCGATTCAATGGCGCTCAGATCGACCCCGGCGACTCGATCGACTTCACCATCCCCCGTGTGCTTCCGGCCACTTCTGCCCCGATCGCGGAGAGCTTCGCCGATTACATGGGCATCCCGCTCGGGCTTGATTTTGCCTCTCATGACGTCAACGTCCTGCCGTTTCGAGCGTACCGGATTATCTGGAACGAATGGTTCCGTGATCAGAACCTGCAGGACTCTGAGTCTGTAGGGCTCGGCGACGGTGACTCTGGCATCGGCGCCCTTCTTCGTCGTGGCAAGCGCCACGACTACTTCACCTCTTCCCTGCCCTGGCCTCAAAAGGGCAACACCGGCGTTACCCTTCCGCTCGGCGACCGGGCCGAAATCCTCGGGCTCGGTTTCGACGACTCCGCGACCTACCCCAACGCCAACGTGTCCGTCATCGAAGGCTCTGGAAGCTCAGAGACCTACGATGACGCGTACCGCGTCGGCACGACGTCGGGTACCTCTCTGTGGGTCCGTGAGGACGCCCTCAACCCCGGCTTCCCAGACGTATACGTCGATCTCGCTACGGCAACTGCGGCGAGCATCAATCAGATTCGCCAAGCGTTCCAGATTCAAAAGCTCCTCGAGCGGGACGCTCGGGGCGGAACGCGGTACACTGAGATCGTAAAAAGCCACTTCGGCGTTACCTCGCCGGACGCACGACTCCAGCGCCCGGAGTATCTCGGCGGCGGATCCGCTTACGTGAACATTTCCCCCATCGCTCAGACTGCTGAAGGCACCGGCAACGTCGGGGATCTCGCAGCGATGGGCACGGCCAGCTTCCGGCCGCATGGGTTCACGCAATCCTTCACCGAACACGGGTACATTCTCGGGCTCGTATCCGCCCGCGCGGATCTCACGTATCAGCAGGGCCTAGCCCGGATGTGGAGCCGCGCAACCCGCTACGATTTCTACTGGCCTGCGTTCGCTCATATCGGCGAACAGGCCGTTCTCAATAAGGAGATCTTCGTCGACAACACTGCGGCCGACGAGGAGGTCTGGGGTTATCAGGAGCGGTACGCAGAATACCGCTACGCTCCCTCTCGCGTATCCGGAAAGTTCCGGTCGGACGCGACCGGCAGTCTCGACGCGTGGCATCTTGCGCTCGACTTCACAACGCGCCCCGCGCTTAACGCGACGTTCATCGAAGACAACCCGCCGATTGATCGCGTGGTGGCGGTTCCCTCGGAGCCGCATTTCATCTTCGATTCACTGATCCAGCTTCGAACCGCTCGGCCTATGCCGGTCTACGGCGTGCCGGGCATGGTGGACCACTTCTAATGGCGCTCGGCGTCCCTCTCGCTATGCTCGGCGCCGCTGCGATCAGCGGCGTCGGGCAGGAGCGAGCCAACCGGCAAAACAGATCCATCGCTCGCGAACAAATGGCGTTCCAAGAGCGGATGTCTTCCACCGCTCACCAACGCGCTGTCACCGATATGCGCGCCGCCGGCCTGAACCCAATCCTTGCCGCCGGCAACGCGGCAAGTGCTCCAGGCGGCGCTTCCGCGACGATGCAAAATTCACTCGAACCCGCCACTACGTCGGCGGTCCAAGCTCTTCGGCTCCGCGAGGAGCTGAAGAACATCAAGGCGTCTACCCGCAAGATCGACAACGAAGCGGACAGCGCCGAAGCTCGAGCAGCCATCGACCGCGCTCGGCGCGCGTGGATGCTCAACACAGAAGGCGACGGCAAGGCACCTGCGCGCGTGCTCTGGGAATCAGAGCGTAACAGCGCGAAGGACGCAGCTCGAGCTGCGAACGCCCAAGCCGAAACTCTCATTGCGCGACTCGCCGCAGAGCGAAACAACGAATCATTCGAGCAGCAGCTCAAAGGGCTCTCGCCCGGTATGCGCAATCTGATTCTTCCTATCCTCCGAATCCTCAGACGATGAGACACGAATTACATCGAAGGGTCCCGCACCCCGAGTGCGGCGAATCCCTCACCCATCAGAGCTTCCGCGATGAATCGGACATCAACAACATCGTCCAGAAATTCTTAGCGACGGGGCGCCTCGATCACGTCGCGAATACCCCGCCCCAACATATGAACGTGGCGGACGTCCCTGACTTCAAAACCGCGATGGATCACGTCACGGCAGCGAAGCAGTACTTCGCCCACCTTCCCTCCGATACCCGACGCCAGTTCGGAAACAGCTTCGAACAATTCCTCGAAGCGTACGACGCCGGAGACGTGTTAGGCGTCGATGAAACCTCTCCCCCAACGTCGGATGAGTCCGAGGCGCCGAAGGCGGCGAGCGGCGAATCTGACGAGGCAAGCGGCGAAGCCGCGCGGCAGCAGCACACGTCCTCTACTTGATGTAAGTGTGCTAGGTGACACCTCCTCCCCGGGACCAACTTGCGAGACACACACCGCGCGACTAACGTGCGAATCCAGTTGAGCTAGACAGCCCGGGGGGGTTGTCACCTAACAATCCAACAGCAGGAGTTCCAACTCATGCGTAGACAGCGAATCAAAAAGCGGCGTTCCAAGAAGATCTTCTCACGCGCCGCGTCCCATCACCCCAAAAACGCACAGTCAGGCCGTCCAATGCGTGGCGGAATTAGACTGTGACGTGCCGTGCTTCCATCCGGTAGACATCGAAAAGGCGGGCCGGTACCGGCTTCTCCGGGTCCCGTGTGGTCGGTGCATTGGTTGCCGCCTCGAACGCTCCCGCCAGTGGGCCGTTCGGATGATGCACGAGGCATCCATGCATCCGGCCAATTCCTTTCTCACTCTCACGTACGCGCCGGAACATTTGCCCGACCATTCCTCACTAGATCGGTCGGCGGTTCCGCGCTTCATGAAACGACTACGGAAGGCGATTGATGAGCCGGTGCGCTATTTCCATTGCGGCGAGTACGGTGAGCAGCTGGGCCGTCCTCACTATCACGTATGCCTTTTCGGCTACGGGTTTCCGGACCGTGTATCGTCCGCTCAGAGCGGGCGACATCCTCTATATCGGTCTGCTCTTCTTGGTGATCTGTGGCCATACGGCCATCACCAGATCGGCCAGCTCACGTTCGAAAGCGCCGCGTACACTGCGCGATACGTCACGAAAAAGGTATCGGGCGAAGCCGCGCGACATCACTACACCCGGATCGACGAGACCTCGGGAGAGGTCATAGATATCGAGCCGGAATATGCCACGATGTCGAATCGGCCAGGCATCGGGCACGACTGGTTCATGCGCTACTGGCGCGACGTGTATCCAGCCGATCAAGTCATTAGCCGGGGGCGGCCTTCAAAGCCCCCGCGGTACTACGATCAGCTCCTCGAGCGAATGGACCCCGACCTGTATAGACAGGTCAAACAAGCCCGCGCAGAGCGGGCCGATCCCTCCGAAGACGAGTGGGATCGACTCAGGGCCCGGCGCATCTGCGCCGAAGCCCGCATCAACCTCCACACCACGCGAGATTATGAGAGTTCTCAAGCTGTTCGCCGTCCATGACAACGCGGCCAACGCGTTTTCACAGCCCCATTCTTACCAGACC